AGTGATATGTTTAGTTTTTATACTATGGATGGCTACAAAGAATTTTGGCATAGTACAGATGTACAGAATAGCTTAGAACGTTGGATGGCACCCATTGGTGAAACAGCACGTGCTAATGATGTTCGGTTATCATTTCATCCGGATCAGTTTGTAGTTTTAGCAAGCGACCGTGACGAGGTAGTAAATAAGAGTATAGAAGAATTTGAATATCATTGTGACATGGTTCGTTGGATGGGCTATGGCAAATCATTTCAAGACTTCAAAGTAAACGTACACATTTCAGGTAGACGTGGCCCACAAGGCATTAGGGATGTGTACAACAGATTGTCGCCAGAAGCGAGAAACACACTAACACTAGAAAATGAGGAATACACACATGGACTTAAAGACTGCTTATCATTATCTGACCTCGTCCCTACTGTCATGGACATTCATCACAATTGGATTAGAGAAGGTGAATATATTCAACCTACTGACGATTTGGTTAAAAAGGTTATTGATAGTTGGCGTGGTGTTAGGCCTACTTTACATTACTCCGTCAGCCGTGAGGATGTACTTGTCGGACATTCCGGATCACAGTTACCCTCTCATGTTTCGTTGATTGAAGCAGGATACAGTAAACAGAAACTTCGGGCACATGGTGATTACTATTGGAACGAAGCAGTGAATGATTGGGCATTGACATTCATTGATAACTTTGATATGATGTGTGAATCAAAGGCAAAGAATCTTGCCAGCTTTAAACTATACGAAAGATACAAATGTTTGAAAAAATAAAAAACTTATTTAAAAAGCCAGAAGTTAAATCTGAACCTGAACCAAAGAAGGTAAAGGAAAAGAAGGTAGCACCAGTAGTACCAGAGCTTACTGCTAAAGAAAAAGCAACGGCAGCAGGTGAGCCGTATATTAATATATTGAGTTTGGAGCTTGATCCCAATGATGTTAACAACGGAGCATTTGAACTTGATTGGAATGAAAAGTTTATTGTAAATCTAATTCGTGCAGGGTATAAACAGAAAGATACTGACACAGATAACGTGTTAGTAGATCGTTGGTTTCAAACAATTTGTAGAAATATTGCACTCGAGGTATGGGAACAACAGCAAGCTGATCCAACGAACCGTGACTTGCGAACGGTACGCACTAAAAATCTAGGCGAAGGAAGAACAGAGGTTAGTTGATGAATATAAATGGATCAAAACAAATAACATTTAAAGAGAGAATATCCTTAGGTAGAACTAAACCGAGAAAAGTTAGAGCATATACTAAAGACGGTAATTCTAGTATTGTTTATCAAAAATTGATAGAATCCTTTAACAAAGACATATTTAAAGAATATGAATTGTTATTACATCGATGGGGGACACAAGGACGTAAGAGACATGAACTTATCAAATACATGGATAAGAAAAATATCTTGACAGGTCCCATGAGAGAACTTGCTGAAATTAGAAACAGGGATTTAAAAGAGCATCAAAAAATAGTAGCTTGTCTAAGACATATTTGGACAAATCAAAAAGAACATTTCAAAGAACTTCAAAAAAATGATTCTGACAGATTTTGGAAAACAATGGCTACAGGTGTGGTAGCAGGGGCTAATCGAAGAACCAATGTTGAGTTGTCAACAACTTGGTCAGGAAGCAATGGTAAGAAGGAATTAGTAAAATTTCTTAGAACTCTTTTTGCAAAACAAAATGGAAAATGCGCTATTACAGGAATTGAACTAGAGTTAGAAACCGGTACTGGCACACCTAATCCAAACAGATGTTCTCTTGATAGGATTGATAGCTCACGTGGATATAATCATAGAAACGTTTGGTTAGTATGTGGTTGGGTTAACATTATGAAGCACACGATGGATATGGATGAGTTTAAAGCTAAAATAGCAATATTACATTCAGTTTTTGATGCCCAATTAAATACTGATACTTAAAAAGTTTTGTAAAAATACAACAAAATAAAATTTGACAATTAATCCATTCGGCTCTATAATAGAGACTTACTAACTTAATTTAAAGGTATGAGTATGAAACTCAAAGTCCCAAAAGGTCAGAAAATTGACATTACTAAAATCTACAACCCGGTAAATGCTAAGAATCTTATTAATCGAAAGCCAAAAAAGATTACGGATCTAATTTCATTGGCAGAACAAAATCCTAAGATTATGGAAGAGATTAATCAGCTTATTGCACAGAATGTGCAATTTAGCATTAAGGATTTTGGTGTTTCAGGTTATACTAAACTAGGTGATATGTTGTTTGATGAAATTGCACAGCGTGATTTAGTATTATCGCATATTGCAAATACGCTACCCAATTTTAAACCTTCACTAACAAGCCCTGCTTTTTTAGCAGATGTGAAGGGTGATCTTTATAATTATGATACAATGCATGGACTTAACATGTTTGGATTGTTGTGCAAGCACGGCCGTATCAAAGAAGTTGACCCTGAGAATTATCTTGATGCAGAGTATGCATCATACACTATCCCTAAAGCAAGTGCAGGATTACCAGCATATAGCGCAATGACACGAAATGGTTTAGGCCAGAAAAAGTGGTCTAGTATCGATCATCATAAAACCAAAGTAGGACTTGCCCGGCAATACCCACTAGATTACGGAAAGATGTTTTATAAAGAAGCAAGATTACAAGACTTGTGTGAATTGTATGAAGCTATTCCAGTTAGCCCACAAAGTGCATACAATGGTAAGGCTGGTACAATCAGTCGTGTGGATGCGTTATACAAATATGAATACTATCAAGTAGAATTTACATTTGATCGACACAAAGCACATTGGCATGGTACACACTTTGATGATGCCGCATATGGTTTTTATGGCAACATGATTACATATAGTAAAAGTGTTGGTTGGGCTAAAAAGGAGTTGTTGAAACTTTCGGATCATTTAGATGCAATTGTGTTTGATTTTTTTACGGATCTTGCAGGTGCACGTACTGAGATAGTTCATTCACATGAACGTTGGTTTAGGGCTTGTAACCCATTGGCAAAGAAAGTTCCCAGTCCAACTGATGATTGTTTTTTAGCTGTTATGCAAAAAATTTACTTACAGTTAGGTGGCACTTGTCAAGTAACTAGTCATGCTTACAATTTTGTTCACAACAACAGAGATATTTACGATTACTTACCGGAAGAAATTAAAAATAAGGTAGATTCATATGTCCAAAGTAATATTGAATGGTGATTGTTCATGGTTCTATCTTTTAGAACTATCTCATAATAAGATTAAAGGGTTTGGCATAACCACAAACGCAGAGAGGCGCCTGCGTAAGGGTTATTGCTACCCATCTGCATCAATTCAAACTTTTTGTAATTTATATTATGGGAAACGTTCACAGATAGAAGCACTAGAACGCTGGTTTAAAAAAGAGTACAGAAGTGAATTATTAGTTCTGATTGATAGGAAACTTGAATGGATTAATCCAAATAGTGAATTAAACAATTTAGAAAAAATAATTCAAATAATTGAAGATAGAATCGTGGTTTGCAACTATACTGAAATTTATAGAGTTAAAGCAAATCATCTACCCTTTCAACCCAATAAACATTTTGCACTCATTAAAAATGACCCGGATAAGTTTTTGGAAACCGTTTAAGTTGACAACATCTAAATAGTAGTATATAATACACACATGAAATATATTTTAATTGACACTGCAAATACATTCTTCCGAGCAAGGCACATTGCTTCACGCAATAGTGACACTTGGGAGAAAATTGGAATGGCATTACATCTTACACTTGCAAGTGTAAATCAAGTTGTTCGCAAGTTTGGATCAGATCACGTTGTATTCTGCTTAGAGGGTAGAAGCTGGCGTAAGGATCATTATGAGCCTTACAAGAAAAATCGTGTGGTTGATGCGCTATCACAAACTGAAGCAGAAAAAGAGGAAAATGAAATGTTTTGGGATACTTATGAAAAGTTCACTACATTTCTAAAAGAAAAAACAAACGTATCAGTACTCAGGCATGAACGTGCTGAAGCTGATGATATGATTGCCCGTTTTGTTCATTTACATCCTAATGATGAACATTTTATTATCAGTAGTGATACCGACTATGTGCAACTTATCACAGAGAACGTGAAGCAATATAATGGGATAACTAATCAACTTATCACATTAGAGGGTTACTTTGATGACAAGGGTAAGATTATCAAAGATAAGAAAACTAAAGAACCCAAACTACTAGGTGACCCGCAATGGCATTTATTTATGAAGTGTATGCGTGGTGATAGTTCTGACAATGTATTCAGTGCTTATCCCGGTGTGCGTGAGAAAGGTAGTAAGAACAAAGTTGGTTTAACAGAAGCTTATGCTGATAGGCATAAAATGGGATTTAATTGGAATAACATGATGTTGCAACGTTGGGCTGACCACAATGATGTTGAACATCGTGTAAAAGATGATTATGAACGTAATCGTGTATTGATTGATTTGACTGCACAACCACAAGAGATTAAAGATTTAGTTGACACACGTATTAAAGAAAGTGTGCGTGTAACTACTACACCTCAGGTGGGTATTCACTTTATGAAATTTTGTGGTAAGTATGAATTGACTAAGATTAGTGAACAAGCAGAGACTTATTCCAAATGGTTGAATAGTCCATATAAAGGAAATTTAGTATGAGTGAACGAATTAAAGAATTGATTAAACAAGTAGGAACTGATGTTAGCGGCAAATGGATGAATGTTGATAATTCAGAAAAGTTAGCCGAGTTGATTGTTCTTAAATGTGCCGAGATTGCTGATACCGCAGAACCATTCCTTGCTTCAGATTTGATTAAAGAACATTTTGGAGTTAAAGAATGACCTACACAACTCCTGAAAAAACAATCAAAATACTACGTAAGGATGATCCTAACTTTATGATTGACAACGGGATTGTTATGACACCACGTGCTGGTTTTGAAATTAGCAATGATTGTCCAAGACAATATATATTAATGGTTACAGAAGCTATAAAGAATGGATGGCTACAACCCGTAGCATATATGAAAGAGTCTGAATACGTTTGGGAACAACTAGGAGAATAAAATGAATAGAGATTACAACAACTTACAATATATTTTAAACAAAACCCCGAAAGAATTACAAGAGTGGTGGTACTCATTAGAAGATGAGGATCAGGCATATGCTTTGGAAATCATTATTGAATACAGAAAAATGTTAGATGAGCCAGTAGTAGAAGATTATAGTTTAGCTAAAGAGTACTTGAAAAAGTTTCAACTATAATGCAAACACGTGAAGAAATCATAACAGATATGTGTTATACATATAGACCTGATTATGGTTTAGATAAGGTACTAGACGGGCCTTCTTGGCTTGCGGGCATGACACCTGATGAACGTAAAGGATTGTACAATACAATGGCTAACATATATGATAACAACATTCTACCTATTATGGAATTAAAAAATGGCAAGCCTCGCTGAATATTTTGAACAACATCGTTACAAGCCTAAATATGAATTTATGGCTAGAGTGACCGGAATGCACGGTAAGATACGTTGGATAGGTAGTGTGGGTAATGATACCGTAATCAGCGAATTACGTGGGCCTGAACTACATATTCATTTAGATTTACCTTTAAAGGTTGACAATAGATATACAAATGTGTTAATATGTACACACAAGGGTGTAACAAGGTTAACTAATTTTGATGACGAACCCGAAACAAAGAAAAGAAAAAAATGACTAGTAAAACACTAATTGCAAAACCTGTAGTTAAAAATCAATTCTGGATTGTAACAGATGGCAATGAAAAAGTTGGCAATGTACTTGCTGATGGATCTGGCTTTGAAGTTAAATTAAACGGAAACAAAACACATTACAAAAATACAAAAACTATTAAAAAGATAGCAAATATTGAGTTTCTTACCTTTACTAAATTCAGTAGTGATAAGAAAGAACTACCATTCAATGAATATCCTACAACAAATAAGGTATATAATTCTGTACTAGATATTAAACGAAAGCTTCATCTATTCACTAAAACTCCAAAAAGTAAGTGTTATCATGCCGCAGGATGGTATACATTTAAGCAAGGTACTGAAGAAAAAGCAATTTTTTGCCCTAAATATATCTTTATTCAACGTTATGCTTACCAAGGGCCTTTTAAAACTAAAGAGGAAGCTGAGGCCTTGATAAATAATATATGATTATTATAAAGCGTTTCATTGACAAGGTTTCAGCCACTAAGGGAACTAATTTAGTTTTACCCATAGATGAAGCTAGGACACTGCGTGATGAAATAGCTAAGTTAATAGCAGAAAATTATGAGTTACTTAGTAAAAAAGAAACTGATGAATCTGTTATTCAACTGGAAATTAACGGTGGTAAATGGTAAATGAGTAGAACACAACCCAAGATTCTATTAGAATTAGTAGACAAGAATACATATAAATGCGACCAGATCGTAGAGGCTGCAGGTATTTGGGCTGTATTTTTTGACAACCAACCTATCAATTTAAAAAGTCAACATTATCAAGATCCGGATGCAACTCCGAAATATAAAAAAACTAGCTTCAGTAATCCAGGACATGCTAGAAACCTGTGTCGTAAATTAAACGCACAATTCAAAACTGATAAATTTAGTGTCGTGTTTATGAACAACGGCAACAAAGTTTATCCAGATGACTAATCGTAAGTCAGTCAAACAAATCATAACCGAAGCCGTATTGGCTGAACTACCTGATAATAAAAGTATAGATTCCACTGCGGATAATTTAATGATGCGTATATGGATTAGTGGTAGGCAAGATGGATTACGATTAACAGAATATGGTGACTTCATTTTTAGAATGGCAGAGATTGAATACTATCAATCTGATTTTAAACTCAGACAAGGAACCAGTGAACATGCTTATGTCATGGAGATCAATAAAAAAATCAAATGCCCCTTCTTCTTGGGTGTAAATAAGATTGAAGGTAAGAAAAAACAACCATACATAAGATTATATGATAGCAAGATTGCTATGATGATTGAATTGTATGGTGATATAGTAAGTTACTTAGATTCAATAAAGGTAAGAAAATGACAGAAAAGAAAAATCCCAACCCATTCATTAATTTAGCCAATGAAGCTAAAAAGAAAAATGCACCAATGATTAATGGAAAGAAAACAGAACAAAAAGCCCCTAAGCCTAGTAAAGGATTCGGTGGTGCAAGTGTTGTACGTAGAACTGGGCGCGGTGGTTAATACCAAACACCTTCATTACGCATTCGCTTGATGAGAGTTAAGAATCCACTACATATTCCGTAACTTTTTACTTTAACCATAGTGTATAAGCTACGGTCGTTTATCTCAGGTAAAAACATAACACTACTTGTATTGATAGGTACTGTTCCAGGAGTAATCAATTTACCATTACTAGCAGTAGCATATGGTGGGGGTGGAGTGCTTGCGTCAAAGTGAAAATAGTTTGGATACAATGTACTTGATTGGGTAGCTATCCAAGTTTGCATATCAGTATTTACAGCGTTAATCCAAAAGCGTGGACCTTGTATATATTTCTCAGTTACTTCAATAACTGGTTGTCCGTTGCCAACATAGAGTTTGTTGTCCACTCTCCAAACGTCTATTAAACAACTAAACCCTTTACCTAGTGCAGTGTTTATTTGTTTTGGAGTATTGGCATCTTCATAGTTTTGCCCGTCGTAAATTCCCTGATAAGATATATATAACATAATATGTATTTATGTCAACGGAATCAATAGCTACCGCGTTATATATATGTAGACATATAAATCTACTTCATTAACTTAAAGGAAACTTAAAATGAAAACATTAGCAATCGTAATCCTATCAGCATTGTCATTGACAGCATTTGCCCAGACTGCAACCCCTGCCGCTAAGCCAGCAACACCTACTCCGGCTGCTACAGCACCGGTTGCACCTGCTAAAGCTGAAGCGCCAAAAGAAGAAATGAAATTGGCTAAGAAAAAGGATGCTCCCAAGGCAGACACAAAAAGTGATGCAAAGCCTGCTAGTCCAGCCCCAGCAAAAGCTGACGATAAAAAAGCCGAAGCTCCTAAGAAGTAATCCATACAGACTCATTGCAATTAGAACCTGGGGCCTTGATCCTAATAAGGTTCTAATTGAGGATGAGGACATATTAGTTAATTCCCGTCGTATCATATTAAAGATTGAAACATCTTTACATGACGATGAGGAATTAAGTGATTATGTACAATTAAGATTGTTTCTGGCCAGAGAAATGGCTATGTCAAAATATAGAGAAATCTATGAGCCGGCATAAATATATATGAAGTTACGGGTTCTTCATAAAAACCTAACTTTTAAACACACACATAGGAGATATAAAATGTTTAACACAGCAACTTACGCCTTTATTGACGGCGTTTCAGACTTTAAAAAGAAATTCGTAGAGCAAACAGTTCAACACGAAGGCATCAAAACAGCAATGAATACATTTGTTGATGCACAATCAAAATACACAAAAGCAGCCGCAGATGCAGGAATGCAATCTATGATGGCTTTGGGTATGATTTTCACAAGCAAAGATTTCTATACAGAAATGGGTGACCAGTTCAAAGCAATGGTTCCTGCTTTCAATCAAAAGAAAGCTAAGTAATTATGAAACTTTTAGGAATGCTAATAGCGTTCCTAGGTTTCTCTACAGATACCTACGGGACAGAGTTAGAAAAATATATAGTCAGCCGAAATCCAAAAGATGCAGGCGACATTGAGCGATTGACCTATGAGTTCCATCGCAAACAATCAGATTGGAGATTTCTATGAACACACTTAAACAACTTTTATTATCAATAATACAAACAGTCCGAGACTTTAAAGTATATAAAGCGGGCAAAGTAAAATGAGATGTATCAACGACCTAGTTATGCTATTCAAATGGGCTAAGGATGGTTGGGAAGTACATCCAATCATCAATGATGAATTTGAAGGTTGGATATGAATCAATGGCAACCTATGACTGACGAAGATTGGGAATGGGTTAATCATGGTACATTACCAAAACCCGTTGACATTCCAGTCAAAACAAACTACAATTAACACACATACACTTTTTTAAGGAAATAAAATGACAGACTTTACACCAAAATTGCCAGAAGTTAAATTTAACAAAAACGGCTATGAACTACGCACAGATATCTTAGAGATGGCTAAAGATGTTGTTCAAAAAGAATACGCAATGAAGTTCCAAGGATGGGAACTAACTGCTAAACGTGATGAGAAAACAGGACAACTAGTAACAACAGTTGGTATGCCTGAATTTCCAGGAATGGATAAGATCCTCGAGACTGCTGAAAAGATGTATGGCTTTGTTAATCAAGGCACTACTAAAAAGTAATACTTTTAGTTCTCAAAAATGCCCCGTTTTTCGGGGCTTTTTTATATCCAAAATTTGACAATAAATGGATTTGAGTATATAATCTAATTTTACCATTAGATAAAGGATCCGAGACGAGCTTATTAAAGGCTGTAACGGTCCAAATCTTTAAAATTTAAATAAATTATGAAAAAACTTTTATTCTCAATTTCGGTTTTAATTTCCGGTTGCGGCGGAGGGGGCGATCCTACTACTCCCGTCATTCCCACTGACCCTATTATATGTTCAGTACCCGCTAAATTATATGGGGAAGTAACATATCCCAGTAATTACAATGGTAACTTTCCAATACCAAATCCCAGCTCTAGATTGCCATCCAATATAGTAAGGAGTATGGCTTTACTTGATGCCACACCATTAGGCGCTGGACCCTTTCGTTCTCCATCTAATTCTTGTAAGGATGAACACACTTATGCTTTGAATTTATGGAAAGAATCATTAACTAGACTACAACTTAATAATTCTAATAGGGTTGTGATATATGGATGGGCGGGCTACGATGATTTAACAAAATCAACTTGGACTTTAAATAAAACAGGATTTATTCCTACAGTTGATTCTGATTTGAAATTTATGGTTAGTGAAGCCAATAAAAGAAACTTAGAAGTATATTATTCACAACAATTTGACTATACAGATTTAAATGGTAAGTCGTTAGATCCTAATACAATATCTAAAGAAGATTTTAAAAAAACACTAGAGGCATACCATGTGTTCATTGTTAATCAAGCGAAATTTGCACAATCAATAGGCATTGCTGGGCTCGGTGTTGATTGGTCTTATCCAGTTATTCCTAAAATACATCCACGACATTATCAATATGATCCTGCATTTAGAACAATGTGGTTGAATGAAATGTATCTAATCATTGATGATATAAAAACAGTTTTTTCTGGTAAACTTATTATTGGTGCAGTTGAAACTGCTATCGATGCCAAAATTGCAGAAAAGGTTGACGCAATGGCTATAACACCTAAGTTAGGACAATTTGGACTTACAAGTGAAGAAAATAAAAATCTCACAGTTGATTTACTTAAAAGCAAATATAAAACCGAAATCAAATACATATATGCTGATATCTCTAATCAATTGAATGGTGCTCCTGTTAATCTACCTGTAATTTGGAATTTACAAGTACAAAGCAAATATGATTACTATGTTACTTCATGGACTGAGAGTGTTTTTTGTGTGATATTCGGTGGAAATTCTTGTATTCAAAAAACGTATATAACCGACTTTTCAGTTCAGGCTATTGGATATGAAGCTATGTTAGAAGTAGTAAATGAGCAGGCATATTTCAAAAATAGTACAGTAAATATTGATGCCGGTTACTGGCTTACGGATGATATGACTCCTAATCTTAACAACCCTCATCCCGGATTCCCCAATCTACATCAGTCTGTACGCAATAAACCATCCGAGGCCATAGTGAGATCCTGGTTTAGTAAAGGTTGACAATAAATGGTTTTGGGTATATAATAGAGTCTTAATCAGTTAAATAAAGGATTTCAAAATGGCAAAGAAAATTTCTATCAAAGTATTTGGTGACCCCGGACACGCTTGGGCACGTTTCCCCAAAGCTAAGTTGGTTAGTCTTGGTATTGCCGACAAGATTACTCCTTACAGTTACCAAAATGGTACTAATGCTTTCCTTGAGGAAGACTGTGACCTGTCAACACTGATGGCAGTTCTTAAGGCCAAGGGCTATGAAGTGAAATTCAATGAAAGTTTTACCAATAAGCAAAGCAAAATCCGCAGTTATTGCACGTACAGAATTTGACAATAAATGGATTTGGGTGTATAATACATTTATGAAATCAAAAATCTTTATTGTTCAACGTGACAACGACAAGTATTTCAAGCAGAAATTGCCTACATGGCGCAATGGTTTCTGTG